TCTTAGAGCGTTTAAACAAAAACTGTAGGCATGCGGAGCGAGGATTTTTGAGTTTTGACGAGGCTTTGGCGAAGGAGCAGGTTTGAATAACCCTGTGACTGAGCCGAAACGACGCCAAAACTCAAAAGTAACACGCAACCCGTAGCCAGAATGGGTCAAAGTAGCGCCTGGAATGGGTCATTTTAGTAACCGAAAACGACCCACGGACGGTAGCGCGGGCGGCTCGCGTAACCGCCGCGCGGCCTTCGTCAAGCCTTCGCCGTAACCGCGGTTGCGTTCGCTGGCGCCGGCGCGGCGGCTGGGGGAGGCGTAACCAGGTCAATCAGATCGAGAATGGTGTTTTTCCCGATGCAGGTTGGGCACAGGTCCGTTTCGGTGACTGGTTCCGTGCCAGCGATGGCATTCACGATGTTTTGGCCTCGAGGCTTGGGGGCGCCTTTAAAAACACCGAACGTGCGAATCCAGCCTGGCTCGTTTGTGGCATTGATCGCCGGACAGCCGGCACATTTTTGGGCGGTTATATCACTCATAATTTTATTGTGTTGATTCGTTGATTTGATCGAAGGAATAAAGTTGATTCAAGGTCTCTTTGCGTTTTCCGCAGCCACAATCTTTGCCGAAGATTTTGCGATGCCATTCTTTGAACTTGTCGCCACCAATGGGGCCAATTAATCGTTCAACCATGTCGCCTAATCCGGCATCAGACGGCTTGCGGCCTGCACCGACCAATAAACGCAGCACCATCGGCCATTGATCATAGGGAATTGCCTTAGCTTTGATTACAGCGTCGTCATGTCCGCGCACCGTGATATTGACGGCTGGCCGCGTGATCTTTTCGTCGGTCAGATAAACCAGCTCGTTCGGACAGCGCGAAATGATCGGCTGAGCCATGCGATCCTCTACGGTCAAAGTATCGCCAGCCAAGTTCCCCAGCGGAATGAGATCGTGCCAGATATGGTCACACCCAGCGGCCATAATTGATGCAATTGAAATCTTCATGGGTAAATGACCGGAAATGTTGCGCCCGGCAGAGAAAGAGTGACACCGGTTCCAGTTGCCCATCCAAGAGTTACACTCACCGTGTGGGTTCCCGCGCTGATGCCAGCTCTTGGGACTTGAACTGCTACATCAAAAGTAGCAATTGATGAGAGGCTCGTATAATCAACGTGTGATGCGGCGGTCGTGCATGCAAACGAATCGCTTATGACGGATACCGCTCCAGAATCAACAGTCAACGTATCTATGATACAGGACTGCCCTGCGCCAATAGAAGAGCCACACGAAGGCGAGCCGGTTACAAAAAAAGTCAGGTTTTGAACCTGCGCCGCATTCATCGTCAATTTTATATTCTGCTGATAAACGGGCGTGCTTCCACAGTTGGTTGATATTATTCCGCCATCCAAGCTGAGCGTGATTATCGGGTAAAGTGGATATGTAAGCGTTCCAATTGTAACACCATTCCGGGCAATCGAGATCGTCGCCGTGATCAATCCGCTAGTTGGGTCAGCGGTGCCTGATATTGTAGCCGACGTGGTTGCCAGAGCTGACAAAGTCACCACGACAGGGGTTCCAGGCGAAGTGATTCCGCCTGATGCCTCGAGCGTGACAGTAACGTTGTCCCATTCCACATCACTCAGATTCAAAATCTGAAAATCAAAATTCCAATTGGTCCCAGAGATCAACCCGATTCCGCACCCCGCCGGGTCCGGACGAAGCATCCCAATCGTGAAAGGCTGCCAGATTAGTTGCATGGTTGGGTTTTTGGATTGATTCACCCAGTTTAAAATTGGCGCATCGCAATTTGTGCCCCCACCATACTGGGTGCCATACCATCCTCTTGACGTTACAAATGCTGTCCCGATAAAACCCGCCACGTTTGTGAACCAGCCGGTATCCGTGCAGGCCAGCGCAGCCTCAGCGAGCGCGCCAGTGTTGTATAAGGTTGAGTTGCTTCCGAACGATGGCGGACCAGCCGGAACGCCCCAATTACCTCCAACATAACCAGAACCTCCAGTTTCCGTCCATGCCCCCTGTAAACTTGGACAGAAAAGAGGGGTGAAATCAGGTGAACCTGTGGATGATAAAATAAATGACACTCCCGGATTTGTTCCGCATTGAGCACAAGCAGAGTTTATCGGCGGTCCGCCAACATATCCCGGGCAGCACTCTCCACCGGCAGCAAAAAAACTTCCGCCATTCGTCGCCCAATCCCATATCCCATCGGCACCGTCGGTGGTATCCGACATGAGGCCACTATCGCAATTGGTGCAAACGCAGGTCCAATCCGCGCCCGTCCCGGGCGTAACAACACTATTTGTATCAGTGACAGAGAACAATCCTGTTTCCGGCATGTCCGGGTAGGTGAAATTAAGCTCAGTCAACAAGATAAAATCACTGGTCGTGTAGCTGCTCGCTGGGTTCCACATCGTCGGCAGTGCTGGCAAATTGAAAATAATGCCGCTCCAACTTAAATATCCAGTGCCGCCAGAATTATTAAAACTTGGATTGTATTGCTGATAAAAATACCCACCGCAATACCTTATTTTCCAGTTACCCGGATCGAGAGGAAACGAACCAAACGAATAGATCGCATCGCTGGTCACATCCGATATTGTAATTGTTCCCAGGCAAATCTCATTAATCCAGTCCGGCCCGCAACTGTTGCAGCCGCCAAGTGTGAATGGTAGATATGTCCCCCACGTCAGATAAACATTCCCGGTATCACCGGAAGCCAGGCCGTCAATTTGAATGGAATAAACCGTGCCAGCCGTGGCAGCAAAGGCAACGCTTGCAAAGTTGCTCGCGGCGTATCCTTCGCCACTGCCCTGATCCAGCAAAAGCGTTACGCGCGTAAGCGATCCAACCGCCGATCCGGTGAATGCCTGGATCGCGCTCTTGAAGTTGGTTCGATTCGCCCCGGTCAAATCGCGTGTGGAAAAAAAGTAATCCCCATCAGTCGGGCATGTCCACGAATACCAGATGGTGGCGAATGGGCCAATGATGGCGCGCGCAACCGGATAGACCGGAAAGAGGCTGTAATTATAATGCCCCGGCTCACCGCTCTGGTGAGTCGCGCCGGCATTCGAGCCCGTGATTGAACCAGACGCGCCGCTGATGACGGAAGCCGCTGAGAAATTGTCATTGGCTGGCATGATTAAAAAGTTCCAGTGCTATTGACGTAAATGGCCGTTCCACCGCCGCTACCGCATGTATTTGCCTGAATCAATCCCGCCGCAATCGGCCACCAATAAACGGTGCCGGAAGTCGGCACCGGGATTTGAGGAATCTGGTTTCCGGTTGGACTTGCTGGCGTGCTTAATCCGTTGATTAGCATGTAAGTTCCCGGCAACACTGTGATGCCAGAAAGCGTGAATTGCGCCGCCACTCCCACTACGTCGCCATTGGAATACGCCGTGCCGCCAGTGGTATCATACATGGTCAATTGACCACCCCCGCCGCCCCCACCCGCCGTCAGATCATTCCGCACAAGCTGCCGGATGTGTGCCCAATACGTCGCCGAATCCGTTGATGTATCCACCCAGCCGATCGGAATGTGATTTGCGTCCGGCGTGGGAAACGCCGTCCAACCGAGCGTTACGGGATCGCCGCCATTGCCGCTCACCGTCATGCCAGGGTAGCCGAAATTGATCACCGGCGCGGTGGGAACCGTGGCATCAATCCAGAAATAAATCTGCGTCTGACCCGAATCCAGGGCGTATTCGTACCCGCTGAAATCAGTTCCGGATTCCGAAGGAAACATTTGCGCGTCCGGACCGCCAGGCACATAGTTTGTTGTGCCGGGCGCGGCAGCATCAACGCCGTCCGTCCCGGTCACTGCCACGCCCTGGTAAAAGCCACCGTGGATCCTGAATTTCAACCAGTCACTCGTGATGGCCGGCGTCGCCCGCGACGAGCTGGGGAATGAATAAATTTTGAACGGATAAAAAAGGTCTGATGAATCATCGAGCGCGAGATCGCGCGCGCCGGATGATGCCAGCGCGCGGCTGTCCAGATTCTCCTTGCGCGTGAAGTCCGCTCCCGTCGCCACACTGTTAACCGTGTTCCATTGGCGATTGAGGCTCTGCCCGGATTTAAGCGGTGGCAACATATCACGTTGGGTAGAGATCGGTATCCCAATAGCCATCCTGACCACCCAGCCAGGTCAGAGTCATCTTCCACATCGAGCCATTCACGCCGGCCGGTTCAAAACCATCCGCCAGGCGAATCCAATTGATCGTGGAATCATAGCTTGGCGTGACCGGACCGGTTGGCGTCTCAGTGATGCCCCCCACATTTATCGTCGGCAGCGTGTAGGTATAATAAACCCAGACGTATCTAAAACCGGCCTGGTAATAAGTCTCTTCACCCCGCTGAAGCTTGGCGGCCAGCGATTGCCCCAGTGTCGCGCTCGCCGCGATCGTCGCATCTCCGGAGGCGGCGCGACCCGCGAGCTGATCCAGGGCATTCTGCCGGGCAAAGGACGTGCTCGCGTGCATGGAGGCATAAGCGAGAGCAATATCCATCGGCAAAAGGAAACTGCCACTGTTCGCAAAAAAAGCATTACGCTCAATCTTTGGGTAAAGTTCCTGTGGCTGCAAACTCACTTCGCCGGTTGGCAGCGGCTGGTCCGCGCCGGTGCCGCCCGCCTCCCAGTCAATCGTCAGTTTCCCAATGGTCCCGCGCGAAGTTTCAGTCGTGCATTGATTAACCACCCAGCCGGCGCGGGAACCCGTGCCATAAGTGCCGCGCGCCAACATGCTCTCGGCGCAGAGCGATTGCGGACCGTTGTAAATATCCGTCGCCTTGACCCGGTCGCCATAAACCAGCGTCGGCGAATTATTTGCCAAAACCAGAGCATTGGTTGGACCTTTCCAGACGAGGAGAGACATAAATTATTTCTGTGCGGGACCTTTATTCGGAGGTTCGGCAAATTTCGGATTCACCGCCTCAAAGAGCGCGATCAATTCCGGCAACTGAATAACCGCATGATGCGGCCCGCGATGATATTGCAATCCCCCCGGGCCGAGCTTGAATTGGCAGATCACGCCAGGAAACGGCATGTGAACCACATGGCTCAAAGTTCCCTGCGGTTCAAAATGCGTGCCTGGCGCCGTCGTGCCGGCTTTCAAGCCGGTAATCAGCGTCGTTTGCAAAAAATGTTTTTCCAGACCTTTGGGAATTTCCATAATCAATCCTCGCAATTCTCATCATCACGATGGGCCTTCATTCTGGCCGTCTCCTCTTCTAAGAGTATCCATTCTTTAATATGGCCATAGCGCGCGAACCAGTTGCCGCGACCGATGTGAATATTGACCGTTCCATGATTTTCAGTTGGCTCATGCCTTGTTACAAAAATTTGCACCGTGTCGAAATGCTCGATCAGCGTGCTGCAAGCTTTGCGCAGCAATATCAGATCAGGTTTATCATCGCTCATATGGCGTTCTGGTTTGTCCCGCCGGCGCCCGATAACAGGTTCACCGTCGTTTCCATCAGCCCGCACATTTTTTGGACGCCATCCGCCGTGCGCCGGGCATATTCCGTGGCGGGATTCGATGCGCCGCCACTGACAAACCCCATCTTTTCAAACGCCGTAAAATCCGGTTTGTAAGTATATTTTTCCGTGGATAAATCGCCGCCGCCCGGCGTCGTGTCCGCCGATTTCGCCAGCGCCGGCACTTTGGCCATCAGTCCCGTCCAAAAGTTTTTCAATTTATCCTGCTCAGCGCCGCCACTGTTCGCCAGTGAAGTCTTGATCACCTGGTTCAGCTCCTTTGCACCCAGGCCAAAGAAAGATTGCCCCATGCCCTCGATGGCCTTGACCGCTTCCATGCCGCCGGCGTCACGTTTCTTTTCGTCATCCAAATTTTGAGAAAACGTCTCGGCTTTATATCCGCTGATCCCCAGCGCCGCGCCGATCTTCGTTTTGCCAATCGCCTCGTAAAATTTCTGGAACGCCGTATCGAGCGAAGCCGTCAACACCTGTCCGATGGATGCCAGAATCTCCAACACCTTCGCAAAGGCCGTCACAAACGAACCCACCATCACATTGAAAATCCCGGACCAAAAGGATCCACTGCCGAGCGTGTTGATGATCATGTTGGTCAAAAACTCCACACTCGCCGCAAAGGTCAGATTCAATAGCTCACCGATCTTGCCTTCGCGAAATGCTTCTGTGATCCCCGTGAAAATTTTCCCGATGCCCTGGCCGATGGCCGTGATCCCTGACTTGAAGGATTCCAACCATTTTAATCCTGCTTCCAGCGCCGGCGCGATGCCCTCGGCGATCCCGGCGAAAAAGCCTTCCCCGATCTCTTTGATCTTGGCCATTGCGCTGCTTACGTCATTAAAGAGCGGAGCGATCCGCTGCCAGTTTTGCGCCTCTTCGGCCGCATCAGCCATCGCGGCTCCAAAATCTTTGGTGCTATGCGAGAGCTGGATGATATTACCCGCGTTCATCCGGCCAAAAATCCCGGAGGCTGCATTAGCCGCATCCGAGGTTCCCAGCTTGCCCAACGCGGTGATGATCGAATTGATTTGCTGGGGCGCATTCTGCTTTTTCAGCTCCTGGATGGATAATCCCATCTTGCGGAAAATATCCGGCGTGCTCTCACCCATCTCATTCACGCCGCCCAGGGATTTTTCCATGTTGAAAAGCGTCCCTGAGACATCATCACCGCTTAACCCAGCCGCCTTGAAACCCTGCTCAAGCTGATAAATATCCGACACGGCGGCGCCAGTCCGGCGGTGCAGATTTTCCAATGCCGCACCTTTGCCAATCGAATCCATTATCCCATCCGTGATCGCGCCAAAGCTGACAAAAGTGCCGATCAATCCCATGACTACATTGGAAGCCTTCCCGATCGCGCCAATGAACTGGCTCGTCGCCATTCCCAGGCTGAATTGTAAAACGCCACTATTCATTTAAATAATTGGTCCGGCTCAGCCGGTCATTTTGATTTGCGAGTCTGGCTGGCTTCCTGGAAGATGTATCCCTCTCCATCAATCTCCATCTCGACCATCCCGTTATTGAGCCGCGAAAAGGCGACCAGCGCATGTGCGCGGATCAAGGGATATTTCATGGCCTCATGTTCGCTCATGTGAAATTTTTCCATCAAGGTTGCGACTATTTCGAGCCACCAGCCAAGTCCGTCCTGGCCGGTGGCTGAGTAAAAACCATTTCATCGCTTCCCTCCTGTGGCACCGGTGAAACACTCAAGGCCGTGGAAAAACTTTCCATGTAATGCTCGCCACATGCCCGCTCCAGATCCGCGAGGATATTGGGATGCAATTTCCCGATCACCTTTTGCGCCGCCCGCGTAAAATGACCGCGCCCATTATCCAGCAAGTCCTGGCATTTTTCCGGATCCGTCACAAAGGCAAAAACCGTCTCGATCGCCGCATTCGCTTCCGGAGCGACCTTTTTCAATATCTCCGCCTGAATGGTTTTGAGCAACTTGGCGCATTCTTTTTCCCGCGCCTTCTCATTGGGATTTTCAGCGGCCGCCGTCAATTCCGCGGCATGTGACCGATAGATTTTCAGGATGTCCAGGATCGGCGAATCAATCCGCTTCAAGATCGCCACCTGCCAGCCTGTGACGGGCTGGAAGGTGAAACCGTGAAGCTTGCGCGGCTCGCCCGCGAAAGCCGCGCGCGACGCGCCTGGGAGGGGTTCCCCGCGCGCCGCCGTGGCCTCCGCGATCTTCCGTTGCATCGCCGCGACCTCGCGCGCGTAGCCCGGATAAGGAAGTTCCTTGGGATCGTCCGCGGGATCCTGCTTGGTATTTTGTGCATTCATAATTGGGACCGCTCAGCGGCTTAGACCGTGATGTTCGGGCGGTAGGTGAGTGAATAGTTGATCATCATCTCCTTTTTCTTGGTGAGCGTTATCTCCGGAGGCGCGGCTACCAGGACCGTGTAAGTCACCACGCCACTGGCATACGAGGCGCTCCCACCATTGGCGGCGGCAGGTTCACCGAACGGGATGGCATTCGCACTAGCGCCAGCGAATGGAATCGCCAGCCCCATGTTGCTGCCTTCAATTGGCCAGGATTTGGAAGCGTCATACATCGCGCTCGTTTTTGCATTGAAGCCATCGCGCAACATTACTTGAAAGGCTCCGAGGCCGCTATTGTCCTCGATCTCGATCGGCTCGCCGTTTTTGGCCGTGAGCGCGATGGATTCGATGATCGCACCGTTGGGAGTATTTGCCACGCCGCCGGTGCCCCAGACGATCGTGCCATTCCCGTTGATTTTGACTAATGACATAGGTTTTTCCTGTTATTTTTGTTTGTTAATCCCCCAAATTCGTCACCAAATTTTCCGCCCGATAAAACATCGTCGCGTTTGTGAATTCATCCGTGGCCGCGCCCGACAACGCCACCGGTTCAATCCAGAACTGCACATACGGCCCGGTGACGATTGGGCTATGCAAAATCGCCGTGCAAACATTGGGGATATTAAGAGTCGCCGGGCAATTGCTCCAAGTTACTGTGCAAACATTCCAGGCGACGTTCGTTGTTGGCGCAGCTATTAAAGAACTTTTAACGACTGACCCTGGTGGCAGCGGCGGCAGCGGCACCAACGCCCCCCCCACGACATGAGTGGACAGCAAAATTAAAACAAACAATGACGCGGTGGGTTTCATTTCTTTGACATATAAATGCTTTGCGCATACTTCGATTGGTCGCCAGAGTAAACCCGCACGAATGCGATTGAACCATTCAGCGGATTAGAATCGCCAATATACCCACCAAGCGACCAAGGAAATGAACCATAATTGCCAGCAAGTCCTTCGCTTGTATTAGGGCCAGTGGTGGGGTTATTCATCCCATCCAGATAGCAGGTTACTGATGGAATGGAACTAGAATTGTCAAATACGTAAACAATATTGTGCCAGTTATTTATTGCTCCAATGTTGTCAAAAAACACATAAAATTGGTTATAGTCAGTCCACACAGAACCAGAAATCTCTCCATACCAAAAGTCTCCCTCGCCTATCACGTTTCCGTTGCCGGCGGGACCACTTGAGAAGTATATTTCTGGAGCGCCACTTGAAGCAACAGATGGCTGGTTGACCCAAACGCTAACCGTTATTTTGTTAGTGCCAACCGCCCAAGCGAGCAAGTTTGTGGCAATCGCGTGGGTCGTATCACCTTCCAAAGCATCGGTCATTCCATCCGGGCCAGTTACCCAAGTTGCACCAGTTCCCAAAGTCGCATTGTGTCCCCCAACAGTGTCCGTCAGTGTTCCTCCACTTCCACTTCCAACCCAATATGCCAAGTCGGGTGTTGGAGGTGAATAGGGAGCAACAACGGTAACACTAGCGTTTGTAAAAACCGATTTCACTTCCATCGCATTTGCATTTACTCGGTAAGTATAGGTGACACCATTTGTCACTGTATTATCGGTATAGGAAAATGCCGTGTTTGTATTATAACTGGCCGCTGCTGGCTCAACATTGGTTGCCAATGCTATCCATGTCGTCCCACCATTCGTTGATCGGTCAATTTCGCTTCGTATGCCGTTTTGATTCCACGTCAGGTTGACCTGATTTGTCCATACCTCATAAACAGCCAATGAATTTGGAGCTGGAACAGAGAACATCCAGCTTGGAACTGTGGCATTGTTTGAAATGCTTATCGAGACGGGACCTAAATAGTTCGAGCCGCCGGTATAATTCAAATACGATTGCAGCCACAAGTTTTCAAGCAGATTATTAACTGTGCTAGGCGCTTGTGCCGAACCAATCAAATTCCAATTCTGGTCAAATACAGCAATCTCACTTTCTCCGTTTACATTATAGTTTGGGTCACCCTTAAGCAGCACATTGTAATTGCTGGTGGTAGTTGTGGCAATCACCCCGCTATAAGTAGAAACTGAATTCGTTTGTCCGTGAGTCTGAAAACCCGCCAGGGTTCCGCTGTAGAATTGCGCATCAACCCAGCCGCCATTAAACGATGCCCAAACCAGGTCCTGCTGAGCAATGGTGGCAAGCGCCCTTGTGCGAAAGTAAATTAGCACGGGTGTGTTGGAAATAATGCCGTTGAAATTGCATTGCAACGACTCCCAATAAGTTGAGGACGGTAGTTTGTTCGTGAACAGTAGGCAGGAATTGCTTGACCCGTAAATGACGCTGCCGTTATACAAAAGTGGTAATGAATATCCAAGATTTGTATTTGATAGGAAAGTGCTCTGGCTGAGTGTGCTAGAGCCATCAACGATAATGTTCCATGAGGTTGTGCCAAATGTGGTATCGGACATCGTGGCCGAATTAAGCGCCCCGGTTGTTACCAGTGTTCCTGGCGTCACGTTGTTTAGATTCAGCATGAAATCAATCGGCAGGGCGTTGACGGTGGAAGATGGTGGAATAGTTTCACCAAGCCAAAGATTTTGACCAATATAAAGTTGTGCCCCCGCCAGCAACGGCAGCAACACAAAGAAGATTATAATCGTCTTAATGCGCATAACCGTTAGTTGAGACAAAAGGAATAAAAATATTTGTGCCTCCAATGCTGTAATTCGTGCCATTGACAATCACGGGCATATACAACATCAACGTGCTATTCGTCGGCGCATAAACCGGCGTGCCAAGAGCAAAAGCTTGAAGGTTGGTCAGCTCGGAGCCGTTTCCGAAAAAAAAAGCTGCTTTATTCGTCCCGCTGATTGTTTCGTTGCCATTGGTGAGGTCACTCCAGCCATGTCCGTAACCATTGGTCGTGGTAAAATCACCGTTCATCCATTGCATATAATCGTCGCCCCGATTATTGTTTTCGCCGACAAAAAACGGTGAATGGGGCGCCGCGTTCGTATCCATTATGAAGTCAAAATCTTCGTGACAATAGATCCCCTGCGTTTCCGAACCCAAGACGACGGTGTATCGCTGCTGATTTTCAGAATAAATGATGAAATTATTTAATCCGAGGTCATCCCCAGTATCATTCAGATCAAAATAATAACCGACGCCCGGCCCGTTCAAGTCCGAGAACTGTGAATTGGTGATGGCCGAAAATGAACCATTGCCCCTAAAAAGATTTGCGGTGTTCGTCAGATTCACTGCGGTTGACTGATTGTTTGTCAGAGCCGCCGCAATGACGAGTGACTGCGGGCCGGTGACTGTAACTGCTGAAGTTGCACTCGTTGCCGTCGCCGCGCTCCCCATCGTGTTGTTGGTCAGGGTGCCGGTGAGGTTCACCTGATTGCTGCCGCCAACCGTCATCCAAGCAGTGTTTTGGCCGGGGTAGAAATTGACGTTGGTGGCGTTTCCACCACTTCCCAGTCGGGCATATCGCAGATCGCTCGTGTAGGTATCGTAGGAAACCTGGCCGGATGGCAATGTATTCCCGGCATCAGCCGTGCCTTCATATTGCGCATAAACCGTGCCGTTGGTAACGGGCATTTGAAAAGTGAACGTCGCGTAATTGTCATCCACTGGCGCCAGTTGCCAATTGCCAGGCGAACAATTTGTCAGCGTAATCACTCCATTAGTCCCGCTCCATGCCGTGCCACGCCATTGCACCGCCGTGCCGCCATTCTGCGATTGTGGCGCCGAGGTGAAGGTCAATATACATTTCTCATTGGTGATGGCATTGCCAAAGCCATCGAGCAATGTGATGACCATATTCCCCGCCAATGCCCCGGGCGCGAACAAAGTAAAAAGAAAACCAAAGAGCAACCAGCACCGCGTAAATCGTAAATCGTAAATCGTAAATTTCATGCTTCCTCCCCGTCGTCATTATCGGCTGCGACCACGATCTCGATCCGATAGGCATCCATCGTGATTCCTTCAAACGTCAAAAGTTCCGTGCCCTTGTAATAAGGCCGTGATTCACCATTGGCATCAAACCGGCAGCGCCGGACCGCGGTACCTGCCTCGGCAATCAGATCAAACATTGGCTTGCCACCAGCGATGCCGGCGACCAGGGATTTCCCCGCGTAAGATTCGAGCGAATACCCGCGCGAAACGGCGATCCAATATTTCCGATCCACCCGGCTCGTCACATCGCTGTTTTCTTCATCCCGCGGAACTTCACTTACAAACAGGATCCCGGCGCGCGGAGCGCCCGGCGTTTCACCCAAAAGCTTGAACAAATGCGGAACGTCATGCGCAAAGTGGACGGATCCTTTATTGAGCTTTGCCCAATTGCCCATGCCAGCCTGAATCTTTTCGATGTCTTCACGAATCGTCATAACGAGGATCCTTGCAATGCACTGGGCCGCTGCGCGACTGCGCCAGGCGTGAACGCCGGGCGCTCAGTCGCGTCCAGACTTTCCTTGCGGTCCGAGATCGCTTTCAACCGTTCGCGCATTTCATTCGCGCGCGAAAGATAGGGATTCTTTTCGTCCGGAGCCTGCTTGCGCCGGTCATAAAGTTTCTCCATCACAAACACCAGCGCAGCTTCCGCCACGATCGCGGGCACTGGATTAAATGGTGTCACATAACGCCCCTGCAAATAGCCATCCACCGTCTGCGAGCACTTCTCGATGATCCGGCAAAGGCGCGGGACATCAATGTCGCCCGTGCCATCGTCGTCCAAGGCTTCAATCAAGCGGCGTTTGCCACCCATTTCGTCCTGAACAAGTTCCTGTGAGGTGTAGCCCATTTTTTTATTTACGATTTGCGATCTACGATTTACGCGCCCGCGGCCGTTGCCACCTGGTTAAAGGGGTTGCCAGCCTGTAGAGCCAATGGCCATTCAGCCCGGCCCGCGTGCCGCAAGACAACTTCGGTATCAGCAAACACTTTGCCGCCCATCAAATTCCAGCGTTCGCAGAAAAACCAGTCCTCGGTCAGCCAACGGTTATTCGCCAAAGACTCGCGCCAGAATGCAAACTCACGGCGATGCGGGGGGAAATCAGATTGATAGCAAATCTCCTGGCCTTCATGCGCCAACATGGATTCAAACACTTCGCGCTGGATGCACATGAAACCAGTTCCGATATAGCGCACCTGATGCAAGCCATCCTCGCGGACCTTGGTATCCGGCAAACCATTCAGGCACCATTGCACCTCGGCGGTGTCGCGCTTGAGCGGATAGAGTCCGCCAACCACCGGTTCATCGTGACTGCATATCCGCGCCACGTCGTCCGGGTTGAAGCCGATGTCTGAATCAATGAAGAGCAAATGCGTGCAATCCGTCTCCAGAAAATTCGCGGTCAGAATATTCCGCGCCCGGTTGACGCTCGGATCCACTGACCAGCCGATCTGGATGGAAATCTTCGGCTGGAACACCATCCGGCAAAGCGCCTGGACGAAGCTCAAATCATAATTCGCGTAATGGCCCGAGATCCCGATATAAATCTTGCGGACTTTTTTCTCCGGCGCAACTTCGCGAGCCATCCAATCAGGTATGGGAGTTTTCATAGTGCATTATTTGTTGTGTGCGTTTTTTAAAAATTGATCCGGATAAATCGGTCCGGCTCAGCCGGTGCATTTTTTCCAAGAAAGGCGGGCCGCCAGAAATGCACTTAACCAGCGGCCCGCTTGAAACGGTGATCACCAAATGGTTTACTCGTTCATCCAGTCAATGGTGACAAGCACCGGATTGCCATTCGGATCGAGAACGTTGTTGCCGGCGCCCACCACGATCGCGACGCCGATCGGACCGCGCAGGCCGGGATAAAGCGGAACATCCACATAGGCCGCGACCGCGCCGGTATTGGCCACGCCCGGGAACGATGCCTGGATCAGCGGATTGGTCTGCTGAAACGTTGCGCCGCCATCGCCGGAATCTGTAAGAGAAACCGTGATGCTATTGGCCGCATTGGTGAAGTTTGGCAGGTTCGCGTTTAACGCAACGCGCAGCCGGCCTTGCCGCCAGTTGTCACTGAATGCATTCGTGTCAACATTCAGATCCATCGGCGAGAGATTGACGGTCCCGCCGCCATTCGGCAGGTAACCTTCGAGGTGTAAAACAGCATCTTTCATTTTTTATGAGGGGTTGAATTAAATTTGAGACTTGGAATCAAGAGATGGTGGCCCTAACGCAGTTAGTGACCGACAGCAATCCAGTAAAGCGTCACGCTGACCGCACTCGTCTGGAAAACCACGTTGCTGGTAGTCACACTATTAATCGCCACCTGGCAATTGGTGATGCTGGCATTGGCAGTCACGAAAGGCGGCTGGCTATAAATATTCGTGCCAAAGGTATTCGTAACCAGCACAGTCGAGACCGGCCCGGCGGTTCCAGCCAGAATCCCATCAGCATATTGATGCGCCAAAGTCTGCGATGGAAACAGCGGCGTGCCGTAATTCTGGTTGTATTGAGCGGCGCCATATAACTGAGTATTGCCAGCGGCGCCATTGTTGGTGAAATATTGCTGAGCCATCGCGTGGCGAGCCATGAAGGCAATCGCCAGCGCGGTGATCAACAAAAGGATTGTCACCAGGTAGAGTTTTTTTAAAGAGGTTTTCATGATCTTTGATTTCAATTTTTAGTTTTCGATTTTAAAAAAGTTTCGTGATGGTTTAGAACGCAGCTTGCAACTGAATGCCGTCCGTGACATAGATCGGCACGCCTTGAATATCCACCGTTGGAATCGGCGCGATCGTCGCCTGATCCGGCTTCACGCCAGCCTGGCCAAACAGTGTGACCGTGCGCGTCTGTTGCAGTGTTGCCCGGGCGCGTTTCGTGGCGAAGCAATGCGTCGGCACGATACCTGCCGGCATCAAAGCGTGAAGCTGAGCACTCAATTTGTCCGACCACGGATTCGCCGCATTCACATTCTTGATGCACATGACACCCCAGGGATGAGCGCACGCCAGACCGATGAATCCGGAAATATTGCTGACCATGGCGCGATAGCGGGCATTTGAGCCCCCGAGGTATTGCCATTGCCAGGGATTCACATCGAGGGTTTTATTGCCGCCGAATAAAAATTGAACCGCCTGCGGATGCACCCAGACATACCAGATACATTCCGTTGCCGGGCCCGCGCCGCCGGCGTTGACTACATTAACGATCGGTTGCCCGGTACGGGAATCCTTGACCTTGGAATAGATGTTCAAAAGGTCAATCAGCCCAGGGAAGCCATTGGCATTCAAACCAAGCCCGGCATAAAACTGCTGACTGAATTTAATCGCCTTGTCTTGCAGCGCGCCGGCAACTTCATCCGCCTGGAGATCGCCCAGGGAATCACCTTGCTGCTCAGCGCCGATCAATTCTGATTCGCGGATTTCCAATTGCGAATCGAAAAAGAAGGCATTGAACCGCCGTTTTTCATAACTGCCAGCCGAGACCGAGACACTGCCATTGTTTCCCGGGAAAGCGCCGCCTTCAGGAATGGCAATTTGGATTTTAGCCTCAGTAAATGTGCCTGGGATGGTTCGCCCGGCAACTGTGGTGATTTCTGGCGCGTAGTTGATAATCTGCTGTACCAAGCCGATCTCTTTGTCATTGCCGCGACGAGCGGCCAGGTCCATCAAAGTAAGAATTTGTTTCATTGAATTGGCGGTTTAATGTTGGGGTGTCGTTAAAAAAAATTAGATGGCTGGGGCCGCGAGGCTATGACCGGCACGCTTGTTCTCGTCGTTAAAGACAGCCGAGAGGTCCACCACTTCCTTGCCGGTGGAATCCTTCACGCGATAATTCGTTTTCGTTTCAGTGGCATGACCCGCATTGCGTGCCGAGAGCGCAACCGTGACCGGCGTATTCGCAGAGAGCAATTGGAGCAAACTAACGTCGAGCGTCTTCAATTCATCGGCAGTGTAAGCCGTGCCATCCGCTTTCTTCGGCACCTTGCCATCGGCGGCAAACGACTTGACCAATTTGCTGCGCTCGGTTTCCGTCAACGCCAGTTCGCCAGCTTTGACTTTGGTTTCCAGCGCATCGAGGCGATCCAGCGTCTTCACCAAATCCTCGGCGCTGAAAGTGAGAACCTTGCCGCCGATCGTGGCCGACAGCGTGGCGATCTGTTTGGTCGCCGCATCCTCCATCTTTTTCAGGCGGTCCGGCAAATCGCCCAGGACGGCGGCAAAAGATTTGATCTTGCCATCTTCAATGGTGATCGCGGCTGAAAGCAGCGACAACAAACCGAGTCGTTGCATTAACGCTTCAGGGGTGGCATCAGCCTTCAGGCCGATCGCGGTGGCGAGTTGCTCGCCTGTAATTGGATCTTTGAGAGATTTCATTATTGTTTGGTTTTGGTTGGTTGCAGAAAAAAATTGAAGGCCGGTAACTTTGCCATTGGGAGTCAGCGCCACGGAATGAATCATCGTCACTTCCCGATTGTCATCCTTCAGCGCCGGCGAGATGTCCTCGAAGTTGCGGGCATGTTGAACACCGAGCGGAGTCCAGGTGATTTCCTCCAGCCAGATGCCGTCGCCGGGAATCGGATTCACGCGGCCATAACCGAAGATCAGCGGCGGCTGGCCCGCCCTCATCAGCTCCTTGTGCGTGTCATTTCCAGGCACCGTGCAATGATCGAAATCAATCGCCACCCGCTCGAAGCCGAATTTCTTCTGGTTCGCGGAAAGTGACGCGGCGGTTTTGTCGCCGGCGCGATAAGCTCCATCCGTCGTTTCATTGTCGCCCCAGCCAAAAACTTTCAGGCGCGTCGGCAGGGATTCACCCTGCAACGCGCGGTTGGAAATTTTGAAAGTTTTTATCTCGGCGACATCTAACACGCCAAGACTTTATCGTGAGACAATCCTTTTTACTACGTAGCCACTACGCGGTTTTACATGGGAGGGACGGCGTGTCGCCGTCCCCATTCACTTTATTTCGCTATCCAACATTCGCTGGCCGGCCGCCGCAATTTTCTCCTCGGCCTTCGGCGTCAGTTTGCCATCAAGCACCGGGAAGAATGGCCGCGCTGGAATCGGCGATCCGCGCCCTTCCGTGCGACCGAACTGATGCGTTGCCGCGTAGATCGTGGGATTGGAAACCGTCGCGCGCTGGTCCGTGACTTCGAGATGAAAACTCCGCGAGAGCGTGCCGGACTTTTGCAGTTTGCTCGGCGTGCCATCCTTTTTATTCACCCACGGCTTGGGCCGATACTCCGCGCCGACATCATTGAAGTTGCCCATCGTGATGGACATGAAGGTTGTGCCCATCGCCCGCAAAACGCGGATTGGATTCCTTGCCGTTGCCGCCATCTTGGCGAGCTTCGGCGAAATATCATTGCGCGTCAGTTTGAAACCAAATCCAGCCATTGATTGACAATGTAAAGGTGAAGGCTTACAATGTCCATGATGCTATTGGAGTCGGTGACGGCGTTGAAGGTAGCAGCCGTGGCGGCGGTCACCCAAAGACACGGTTATTCTCCCTGCTGATAAATCAGCTTTCCTGTTTGGAACTTTTTTAATTCCTGCTCAGCCAACCAATCCCAAACGCTGACGCCCGTTGCGAGCATTTGTTTTTGAGCATTTTTCTGAAACTCGCTCCAAACCTCCGGATCATATTTCGCCTCCAGATCCTTCAGCGGAATTTTCAAATCACCAGGATTCCATTTGAACCCGGAATTATCCGGGCCGTCAATCGTGATGTCATGCCGCTGACCATCGCGAATAATCGTGCCATGATTCAATTGCTTCAGCGCCGCGCCCTCGATCACATTCCGGTCCTCGGGATTTTTACCCTCATCCTTTGCGCGTTCATCAGCCACGAAATCCGGATTCATTGGCCGCTTATAACAAACGCAGCCGAGATGCCCCCACGGGCCGGTATGCGTTTCCCAGAAAGGATCATCCTTCGGAACAATGATTCCATTCAGCGCCAGGTGCGACGGCGTCGGCACCTGGCATTCCCCGTGGAGATATTGAAAGGCAACCGTGTCATCATCCGCCATACCGGCGTTATGGACCGTCGCACTGAAAGCCTGAAATGAGTTTACCCGCAGGACCAGCTCCGCCCGATAATCCGCACCATCGCCCAGATAAGGATCCAGCTCGTCCACGATCTGCTGTTTCGCTTCGTCCCAGGTCTGATCACCCATCGGCACCGCGGTCACTGCATCGCGGATCCGCTGCAACGCATTCGCGCTCTCGATGCCGGCGACCGTGAAAGCGCGGGCCTTGATCTCCGGCAGCAACTGATTAAACACCCGCTTCACCAAAACCGGTTTCCCGGAAATGATGTCCGCCGCTTCCTTGTTCGGCTTCGGTGAAAAATCAGAATCCATTCAGAAAATTCTGTTGATTCTGTCTAAACCTTTCCCGCGATCGCCCCTTTCGCCGCGCAAACTTGCATCGCCTCTTCCAGGATCGAAGCAATTTTGCTCGACGGCCAATCCGCGAAAAACAATTTCAATTTGTCTTCAGCATCCGCGCGCGAGGTGGAATTGAGAATGATCGCCCGGACCGGCGCGAGATTGCCGCGGAACGTCTGCGCGAGCGTCGCCGAATGTTTTGCGACCACATCATCCACCGGTGTCACCGGCGCGCTCGTCGCCGACAACCAGGTGAGCCGTTTCACCGAAAACGCTTTCGCCTCTTTATCATCCTCATCGTCGTCCTCATCGTCGTCCTCGTCTTGATTATTTCCAGGCAACGCCGGCGGCGCCGGCACTGGCGCACGTTCCCACACCAGCCCGGTCCGCTCATTGGCAATCGGGATGGATTGATCGTTGAGCTGATAGCCGGCTGTTTTCATCGTGACCAGCAAAGTCGCGAAGGACGCCGCATCCACCGCACTCAATCCACCCCAGACAAATTTTACATTGCCCTTCAGGCCGTTGATGTCACGGAATGGCACTGCGATTTGCCGCTCGCATGTTTCCGCCAGCATCATCTGATCCGTCACGCGCACGTCCTCGCGCACGCTCTGTTGGAAATTATCCTGGCCGGCGTTCATGCCTGCCGGCTTGTCCCCTGATTTCAGGCCGGTGATATGGAATGAGATCGCATCATTACAGCGATTCAGAAACGCATCATAGCCTTGCGCCATTCCCGCCGTCATTGCCTCCACCAATTCCACGCGACTGGATTCATCTACCACCAGGCCGCCGATCGTCTTCTGAAGATCAATCGCCTGGCGCATCAAGGCGACGGCCGCCGGATCATTCGCATCCGTGTACATCACCGGCCAGGGAGAAGCATACCGCTCCATGTCTCGCGCAAACCATTCCCGGCCCAGATTCCGAAGTAGCCACCAATTCAATATGCAGCGCCAGGGACCGCCCCAATCATCGCGGAACGTCTGCATCAAATGCCCGCGATGAACAATGTGACGCGCCGGATCCAGATAATTGGCATTGCTGGTGTCATAGATGATCCGCCCCGCCGCATCAATCGGCCAGAGCTTGATGTATGGCTCCCATCGTTCGAGGTCTATAGTATATTGGCTGTTCGCAGTATCTTTGACATCACCCGCCAGACCAGTGCCGCCCGCGCCCGGCTGGCCGGCCATCCCCGCCAATTGGATCGCGCTCGCCGTTCCCAATCCCACACCGCCCATCAAATAAGCCCATTGGTAGCAATGAAGCTGGTAATTGACCGGAACAAATTTGCGCAACGTATATTGCAGCTTCGGCTCGCCCGGCTTCGGTGCGTCCGCCGGCCGAAACAAACGTTCCACGATGGAATTAGGCCACATCGTTCCATCCAACAGCGCCAGAATGCCCGCATTCCAATTCTCGCAATCGCGTTTCGCGCGCAACATGGCTGCGGCCAGAGCCACATCATCCGGATTATTCTTATCTTCCGGCAAAATCGCCAGCGGTTGCGCCAGAATCGCCAGCTTGCGAGTATTAAAGCAGGATTGAATATGCTCATCATTCAACAACACGTCCCGGTAAAACCGATAAAGCTGTTGCGTCTGGCCATTCTCCGCCTCGCGGATCGCGGCCTGGACGGCAATCACATTCGCATTCTGTGTGATATTGCTCGGCTCATAGCGCGGCGAAAGAAACTTGGTTTGCTTCATGGGAGGGACGGCGTCCCCGCCGTTCCCATTATTTACCGGCGGCAACTTCCCATCATCCGGCAGACTTCCATAAGACAGGAGCGGGATGACGCCAAAAAGTTTGATCTGTTTCATAAAAAATTAATGGGTCTGTCGAATAACCGGTTTGAAATGGGTCAAATGATTGGTTGTAAAATCCACAGGGATGCCCTTCGCGCGTCCTCGCGCGGGGGTAGAAACGATTTTAGGGGTCATGGTCGCCCGAACGGGGCGCAAAGGTCGCCTTGGGGCTTCCCAGAGCTTCGCCAGACGGCTCATAACGACGATCCTTTCTGCGAAGCCATATAGGCCATGCTCGGTTGCGGCGGCACAATCGTCCGGCTCGAATTGCCCTTCAGCGCATACCCGGCCAATTTGTCCCCGTCGAAGGTATCGCCATGCATACCCTTGTTATTGGGTTCGCAGACAAACTTGCCGCGATCCTTCATCACCAGCCGATAATCTTCCCGCGTATAAGCATCCGGTGGCAAGGTGAGATTATTGTCATCGAGCTTGGAAACGAGCTGGTCGCCCAAATACTCCTTATAGTTGGTTGGCTTATCCAGTCCCGGCTTATCCACCGATTCACTGGCGACAACCAAAATCACCGGCACTTTGGATCGCAACCGCTTCCGATTCGCCTCGGCATAATATTTTTCATTCGTGGCATCCTGTGCGAGCGCCTTGGCGCGGCCGCCAGGACGGGCGGTCCCATTCGGCTTGGCCACACAATCAATAATCATGTCCAACCGTTCGTTGGCAATATCGGGATCCTTCGTCTTCCAAACGAAACGCGCCCGCACGATCCAATCTGGGCCATGATCTTCCATCAGGCTCACTACGCTGGGATTGGAAACACCCTTTGTCGTCGTCGCCACATCGAAACCGATGCCAACTTTTGCCTTCGGATCAATATTCGCTGCCAGCCAATTGATCGCGGCAACCATGTCCCGATCCGTATCAATCTCAAAATTCTGGCAAACGCCGGCGCCGCGTTCCTGGGCAACCTTCAGCCGCAAGAGATCACAGGCCGCCGCCCCGCCAATCATCCACCAGAGCCAGTGCGCGATCCGATGGCCATCCTTGTTCGGCGCTTTTTGGAAAGCTTCCGACGGCGAGATTTCCGCGCCGGTCTTCAGATCGTAAATTTTCTTGCCACCCAGATTGGTATCGAATGCATCCGCGCGATGCACGCGGATCCCGGATTCACTCTCATACCAATTGCCCGCCGCATTCGGCTTGAACTCCAGCCCGGCCGGCGGCGCGAGCAATTCAAATGAATAATGCGTGTCGTTAAATTCCGGCGGCGTGGTGGAAAGCAATAATTTGAAATCCGGATTCGTGGAGATGATCGGCAAAAGCGCCGTGATCAATTCGCGCAAATTCCGAATGAAGGCGATTTCGTCCAGAAGCGTCGTGCCGCTCCAGCTCCGCGCCGTGGCAATATTCGGCGCAATCACCTTCGTGCGGGAATAACTGGTGTTGGAATGCCATACCCGGAACTCCAATTTTTGCTGTGAAAACAATTCCGTGAAATCCGACTCGCTTAATTTTTTAAGCGGCTTTTCCGTGTCGGCATTGAAGGTCTCAAACTTACGATCATTGCCAGCTTTCGCTTGCGCGCCATCCGCGAATTTCATGAGCAACCGGGCATCCGCTTCGACTAATTCTCGCGCGGTCATGTTCGCGCGGATGCTGGCCTTTAAAGTGATTTCCTGGGCGAGCAGCAAAGAGGCAGAGCCATAAATCACCGTCCGGTCTGCAAACCGGAGCATTTCATAGAGTGCGAAATCAGCGAAGGTTGTGGACTTCCCCGCCTGGCGTTCCCAAAGAAGTGCCCAGAGCCGCAAGCGCGTCTCGATAAACTCGCGGAGAGCTTCCTTTTGATAATCGCGTCTTTCCATTTTTCATTTTCCAGCAATGGCGGGGCGAGCCGCGTCGCGTGGTTTCCAAAGGTCGCCGAAGAGATGCTGGCCCATCGCCTCGATCTTCTCCGCGTTCGTTCCCGCGCCGCCCTCGATTTGTTTCGCGCGATCATCCTTCAAAACTTTCAAGGCGATGGTCGCCGCGTCCGTCATGAATTTTTCACGCTCCAGCGCAATCGTTTCATCCCGCTGCTTTAGCTTTTTTTCATTCTGCGCCAGGCGAACATCATTTTGTTCAGATACGCGCAAGCTCGTCAGGGCGCCCGCGATGGACACCAAGTCCAGGACCGGCAGTTTCGCCCCGTCCGCACCCTTCAACGGCAAATCATCCATCGCCTCGAGCAGCTCCAGCAATTTCCCGCTGGCAATGCTCGCCGCGCCATCCGCGATCGTCGCACCGTCCGCCTTCGATTGCTGCGCAGCATAGCGCGCCAGCTCACGCGTGCGTTCAATCCGATCGCGCCGGCGCAACCAATCCTGGTAACCCGTCTTCCGCCAGACCGACAAATTATTGTCACTAACCGAAAGCCCTTCGTAATCCAGTTTCAGAACCTTTTGAACTTCCGGCAAGCCATTCAACCAGGGCAGAATTTGCGGACCCCGCTCGCCGTCGAACAGCCGCCGGCAAATTTCCTCCCGAATCTTCTCAGGCAAAGAAGCAATTTTACTGCGCGCGGAATTGTCAGGTTTATTTTCCATGACCGGTCAAATCTCCCTGCGTTCCACCTTCAGCACGCACTCACTGGTCGCGCGCCAATAATTCGTGCTACCCAACCCATCCGGCGTAAATTCCGCCAGCTTCAAACCCTTGAGCAGTTCCAACGCCGCCACGACATCCGCCTCGTCAAACGGGAATGCCAGTTCCTTCGCGGCCGCCCGCTGGATCTGCCGCGGCGATAACGCCGCCGGATGGCGCAAGGCCATGGCCTCGGCAACCGCGTGCCGCAAATCCTCGCGCTGTTGTGAATCAAGACTCATAAAAATTATTTAGCAGGTGGATTGAACCAAAGTTTCTTGGCGATCATCCAAACGCCGCCATGGCTGATGACATATTCCGAAAGCTTGTACAAATCCGCGCGAACCCAAAGTGCCGCCGCCGCGATCGCGGGCCAATTGAATGAGGTCTGGACCGCATTCACGGCTTGAGCGGCCTGATAAACCGTATTGGTGTCAATATTCATTGGTTGATGCCTTCGAGCTTCCCAATGATCTTTCCGAGCTGGAGCGAAATCACCTGGAACTTTTCCGTAATGTCCGCCCGGATCGCCATGTCCTCAGTCCGCAATCTTTCAATTTCCAAATCATGCGCATTTAACCGACGCTCAATTTCTACATGGCGTTGGTTTTCAAAATCCCAATTGAACCGCTTTGGCGCCTTCGCGACTTCAAACGGTTGCGGACCAACCTCGGTACGGACCGATTTTTTCGCCTGATGCTTGGCGAGTAAATATTGGAGGCCCGTGAACAACGCGACCACAACCGCGCAAATCACGCCAATGCCGACAATAAAAAGAATGACCAAATCTTTAATGAGTCCAGGTGGTAACTGCCCTATATCCGCATCAGCAAGCATCATGATTTTGAAAGGGTGTTAATATTGGAAATCAAACTCTGGTATCGGGAAATTGAATGCATCTGGACCACATCCCGCGGCAACGCCGCGATGCGGACGCGTCCCACGCGCCAGGCAATGAAGATTGAAGCGCAATCCACCAGGAGCATGTGCGCGGTGGATCGGCCAATCTCAATCGTCGGAAAATTCAATCGCGCATCACAAGGCGGCTCAGTCAAATAAACTTCCGTGCCGACATGGCGATAGGGAAGCCACCAGCCCGGCAACGGCAAATGCGGAACCACATCATATTGCGCCACGACGCGAAATGTCCGGTCGCCCAGGAGCCGATTGTAATACGCTTCAAAATCCTTGTCCCCAAAACGCATCCCGGCAAATGTGATTACTCCGGCAATATTGATTCCAAGTTGTGCGAGCAGATAAGCCGCCGCCGGCGCGCAGCCGCCGCCAAAAGAATGACCCGTCAAATAAATTTCCTGATTCGGTGGCAGCTTTTTGCAAGCCGCAATGATCAGCGGCAAGACACTTTCCACCGCTCGGAGCACGCCGGAATGCCAGCGACCTTCCTTTGCCGATAAATCGCTCGGCCATGATAAATAAATTTCCGCATCATCCAGCGCCATGCGAAAATCATCCGTGCCCCGAAACGCAATCGCGGTCCGCTGGCCATCTGTTTCGATCAATACATGCGTATCAACCAAACTGCTGATGGAAGCGGATTGGTAAGCCCGCGCCGAAACGCCAGCCAGCCAAACTGCCAATTCGGAATCAAAGTTCATGGGGATGGAAAAGTAGTGCCGGATGCTGGTTTATCATCTGCCAGCTTGCAGACCCGCGATGACATTCGCGGTTTTTAACTTCGCAGCCGTCCGGCGCGGCGCTCATGCGGTTTTGGTATGTGTTAAGGAATGGGGCGTGCAGGCCGAGCCTGCTTAGAAGCTGTAACGGACGCCCGCCAGCGTTTCTTCGGAGGGTTCCAGCTTGGTGATCACCAGGCGCTCTTCCGCGACGGTTGAGAAATTGCCGAGGATGCTGGCGGTATTGGTTGAAGGGGTATAAGCAATCCCTCCACCCACGACGCCCTGCCAGGCACTCAGGCCGAAATTTCGCCGCCCCTCACCAAAGGCATATACCTTTACCGAGGTCCACGTCTTGCTGACACCTCCACCAACCCCAATGCTATTCACGACCGACGAGCTGGAGCCGGTATCAACTTCACCCCGCAAAAAATAATTCGTATGGATGTCGTAATCGCCGATTAAGGCTGCGGAGTAGGTGCCGCCCGATTGATATAATGGGCCAACAGTCACGCCGATGGTTTCATTGGCGAGTGTGCTGGCCGGCACATTGGTTAACAGATTGACAACCGAAGTGGATTGAGCTTTGCCAGCCAGCGGCATAAATGCCACCAGGGATGCGATGAAGACCGCGCCGATAATTTTTAATTTTTTCATAGGTTTAATGGTTCGTGTTGTTAAAACGCGAACGCATTAAACCACTAAAGAAGCCAACTGATTATGTAGCCGCTACCCGCGAAGATGACCGACAATTTTAAATCCCAGCCGAAAGCGCCTTGTGCTGAACCATCAACTCCCGGGACAGATCCTCATTGTAACGCTGCACCATTCCAAAAACGCGAAAGAAATCCACAAACCAGCCGATGACAAAAAAGCATCCGGTGAACCAGAAAGCAAACTGCATTCCCACGCGGCCCATGTAAAGGTAATGCCACCCCAGAAAAAACCAGGCGATATATGCCGTTGAAACCACTTTCCTCCGTTTCCGAAAATCGCGTTCATAGGCCGCCTGTTGTTCCTGTGGAAGCTGATTGTATGCGCCTTTGATTGATGGATTCATTTGTAGTTTTGTTAATTCTGTAATTCTGTCTAAAGATTTTTCAACTCATCCGCCGCCGTGGAACTGCCGGCATCCGTTGCCCGCTGCAAATAATCCCGCGCCTTGGCCAGATCCTTCGGAACACCATCGCCATCGCGATACCGCTCGCCCATCCGCATCAATCCATAAGCATCACCTTTCGCGGCCGCATCCATGTTTGATTTGAGCGCTTTTTCCTCACCGGCCTTTTTCATCGCGTCCGCTTGGGCGTTTGCTTGCTCTGAATTTTGTTTTGCCACCGCAATTTGCTGCGGAGTAAAAACCGGCGGAGCGCAATCAAAAACCGGCATGGGCCGATTCATGATATTTGTAAAACCAACCAGCCGGGCCGTGAATGTCGCCAGTGGCATACCGACCGCCATCTTGCGAGGATAATTTTTCACGAAGATAAATTCAACATGTCTGGGCACATCCTCGCCATTGTCGTAATCGTAAATCAGTTTTTCATAATTGCAGACCGCTCCATCCTGGCTGATCTGTTGAACCATGGCGTCACAATGGGGAGTGGGAATTTGCTGCCAGGTATAGGTTTGATTCATGGCATTCACCGCGGCCATGATTCCCGCATCTTGCGCCTGCTCACCCGCGGCAATGACGGTTTCATAATGAGATTCTTCGGACTGCGCCGGCGGGAAGCTTTGCGCAGCGCACGGTAGCGCCAAGGCCAGCGATATAAGCAGCGTCTTCATAAATAGTTATTCACATTTTTTCCGTTAGGTGAATTACCCATTGCCCGAATTTCAATATTCGGCTTAAATTTTACTGTCGCTTTTGCGACGGACTTGGAAGGACTGAAAACCGCGAATTTTCCTCTGACTACCAAGTGCCGACGCGCCTTTTGGCGCGGCTCGGTACATTTGGTTAAAGGCGCTTCGCGGTGCCTCAGTCCTTGTGTGCCGGGTCCGCGCCTTATGTTGCCAGACAAACAAGATGCAGAGAGAATCATGGCCGGCATGACCGCAGCGGAGCGACGCCAATTTTTGGACAAGCTATCCCTTTGTTTGGCAGTCTTCATCGAGGTTTCGATTCTGGCCGATTTAAAAGATCGGAAAATTGTTGACCCGCCTTCTCTATTCTCTCAGAACTAACCTTTAGTTTAAACTTCTCCGCCGACCGCTCAAAGACCCTAAATTGCCGACGTAACTTTTCCAGCTCATTAAAAAATTCCCCAGGGTCAACTGAATAAGCATGCGGTTCCTTGCGCCAGGCGCTTTCCGCCGGCTTTCGCAATTCAAAAGCAGAGTCCTCTGCCGGAATCAGCTTCCCCGCGGCCACCATTTCGTGTTTAAGCAATTTAACTGCTGATGGCGATGGCTTTGTATTTCCAGTCACAATGCCATTGATGCCGCCCCGCGTTTTATTAATCCGCCGCGCGACCTCCGCTTGAGACCAGCCGCTGGCATGGAAAAGCTCTATAAATCGTTCCTTTGGAGTTTTCAAAATAATGTAATGTATTTGTTACATTTTACTATTGACGTGTTCAACCACATGACGTATTGTCACCTTACTCAGAGCGACTATATGGTGATTCAGTCAAATATCAACAGAAAAAATCTAAGAAGATTTTGCCACATTGCCGGGTTTGCAGGCATCACGGGCCTGTCTCGATCCATTGGAATTTCACGCAACACGATCTATGAAGCTGTCGGCAAGCCAAACAAATATCCGCGCGCCTATCCGCGCATCATTAAGGCACTCAATGTCCAAAACTGAATCCATCCAAATTCTAGCCAAACACGTCATCCAGACTTTGCCGGATTCCCATTCCGCCCGGAAACAATTGTTGGAAGCCACCCGCGACGCGCTCCCTCAAGACGACGATCTGCGCGACGACGCCGGACTCTTGCTCCATTTGATCCAGCAACAAGACGCCCTGCAAGCCGAACTCACGTTGTCCTATTCCACAAAGGAGACCGTATGACCTCTGACGCCAAAACCGAAACGGATATTTTAAAATACCGCCTTCAGGCATGCCGCAACCTCGAAGGCGAAATGCTCGCCCTCGGCTGGCCTACGGACGCCGCCCATTTCCGCCAGCGCAGCCGCGAAGTCTCGCGTGAATTAAAGAAGCGGTCCGGCTCAACAGCCAACTAACCCATGATCCATCCCCGTATCATTCTAGCTTCAGCCGATGCCGTCGCGACCCACCGCGGCGTATCGTTGGAGGCTATTTATGACCAGGTGGATGGCGGCTTCGGTGACGAATCGTTTCTGTGGGTTTTCAACATCGCCAGCGATTTGAACGCCAAGCGCGAGTTGCGCTTCTGGTCTCGCGAAATCAATGCGCCCGAATCCACGCGCTCGCTGGATCTGGAAGACGTGATCAAGGCCATCGTTCCCCGTCGCGACGCGTTGCCCGGCCAATTCTGCGGCATGCGCAATTGGGAAGTCGGCGACCTTCTCCGCGTCTCCCGCCCCATGCTGCTCGATCTCCGCGTAGAATTGGAAGCCGTCCCCCATAACGGCGGCATCTACGTACCGCGCGCCGCGCTGGAAAAGTTTTTTCGCCGCCGTTGGTGCTATCACAACCACAACCAGCCGCTCCAGACCAAACTGATATGAACCAAAAATTCATTCTCGAATATGCCGGCTTGCCCGTCCGTTTCCACCATGGGCGCCCCGATTTTGTCACCGAGGAACAAGCCGACACGTTCGGCAGCGAGACCGAAGCCCTGGAAGCCGCGCGCAGCCACAACTTGAATCAGAAACATTGCCGCGCCGTGGACCTAAACGCCCGCAACGCCAAAGCCCAATTTTCCAAATAAATGAAATCCCTCCAAAACATCGGTCAAAATCAAATAACGCACGATGCGTTATTTACAACTCAATTGCGCTCAATGGCTTTGGAAGCCATCGCTTCCATTGAGGACGCCAAACAGAAGTGCATGGCAGTTGGGCAAAGGCTCAACGAAATCAAGGAAAAATGCGAACACGGCGATTTTTTAAACCGGTTGAAAAATTGTTTGCCGGAAATCAGCTCTGATTCAGCCAATCGGTGGATGCGCGCCGCCGCTAATATCATCAAGGCGTTGCCGCCGGCGCCTATAGATATTGAAGTCTCGATCTCCACCATCCTCGCCACCGCAGACAAGGAATTGACCGCCGATCAGCGGAAATACAAACAGGACTGGTTCGATTTCACTGAAAACAAAACGATTAAGGAATGCCTCAACAGCGTCACGGTCTATGGTGATGACGCTCACCGGGTTGATCGCGCGATCAACGGCAAAACCAAGGGCGGCATCGGCAAGCAAAAGGACCGCAAGGCTTTTGAAAAATTCACTGCGGAAAAACTGCGCCACATCACCACGTTCCTCACGCTCCAGAAAAAATCCGTCGGCACCGGAAAAAAGAAAGTGTGCGGCTGGCGCAAAATTTCCCCCGTGCAGCAAACCCAGATCGGTGCCGCCTTCAACGTCTTCTGGGAAACCGCGCCGCAATGGCTCCTGGAAGTCTGCGCCGACAAGATCAAAACCGAATCCAAACTCAACGACGGCGAACGCCTGGCAAGGTGATTTATGAGCAACGATCCAAAAACATTGATGGCGCATATTCCCATGACCGCAAAGGGAAACCTTGCTTGTCCGTTTTGTGGTCAGGTGAAACTCTCGCGCATCCAGCCCAGAGCAGATTCAAAAGTTTTTTGGATTCACTGCGATACCTGTGGTGCCACTGGCCCAAATATGAAACCCGATATTTCATGGAATATGCGGGCTTTCGGTGAATCGGTTTTTGCCAGACCGGACGACTTTAAAAAGTTGAAACGGGCAGGAATTTTGATTGAAAAGCCATGAACCTCGATTTCGCCAACACCCTCGAAGCGCGCCTGCAAATGGTCGCGCCGCGCTTTGAATTGTTCATTGGCGAATCCGGAAAGCAAGTCATTCATCGCCATCGCTGCGTTTCCGAATCGTGGTTTTTTCCAACCGCCGGATCGCCCTTTAAATTGGAAATGCACACCGAACTAACCACCGTCAACGCATCTCCCTGGCTGGAAACCGGCCTCAATTAAAATGAATCTTCCCACCCCCATCCAACGCTCGCTGACGGACGACGAATCTAAAACCGTTATTGAGCTTTCTAAAATCCCGGCGCCGGCATCGTCGGCCGTCGCCGAATTTTTCGACCTGGATATGGATGATGGGAGGGACGGCGTGTCGCCGTCCCATGAATTGCCAGCGCGCGCGACCGACACGATCATAAGGTCGGATACCAACAAACAGACCATCCGCGCGCTGGCCCCCTCTCATTATACGCCGCTGCAATATCAAACCCGCAACACAGATGAAACGCACAGCGAAGCCGAAGCCGTCGCCGCCATTTGCCGCGAGTTTGAAATCTTGATTGCGGATCCCACGCATTCGTTGCGCACCGCCGCCGCCACGCTTGGCAAGCCGGCCAGTTTCTTCAGCGGCGAAAATTCCATGTATGCGCGCTACCAGCGCCACGGCGTCGCGGGCCTGTTGCCGGCGCAGCGCAAAGCCCCCGCGACCGGTAATGCCATGGACGTTCCGCCGTGGTTTGTTCCCGCCGCCCGCTTTTTCTACCTGCTCACCAATCGCACTTTTAACACCGGATCCATGCCCGAGGCCGTCCGCCGTACGATCTCCCTTCCCAATCTCCCGTTCGGTTGGACTGAGAAAATGAAAATGCGTTTTTTAAAGGCGCTGAATCTGGCCACGCCGCCGGAATGCCCTGCCGATCTCCGCGAACAGATCCTCGCCCGCCAGAGCGCCGGCCAGCCCCTCGTAACGCCGCGCCTGGCCAAACAGATCATCGTTAATGCATCCCTGGTCAAACTTCACCGATCGCCGCGCGATTGGAGTTTGGACAATCAGACTGCACCCGGCTCGCAACGCCGCTTTACCAATCAGTCTGGCGAACGCATTGCCATGTCCCCGGGCGACTGGTTCGGCGGTGATGATTCGACGCCCGGCATTGCCATTTGCGTTCCCGTCTCGCCCAATGATGTTAGCACGGTCACATCACAAAAATTTAGCGTCCTACTCGGTCGCTTCCAATGGCTCGCCTATCACGACGCCCGCACCGATAAAATTCTGGCCTCGGATCACGTCATCCGCCCGCGGGGCAGTTATCGCGCCGAAGACATCTTGAACGGCATGGGCGCTGTCGTCCGCACCCATGGCGTGCCGCGCAAAGGCTGGCAATTCGAGGGCGGTACCTGGAACTCCAGGCTTGTCCGTAACTGCATTCAGGTAATGGGTTGCCAGCACTGGCGCACTTACTCCCCGCATCAGAAAGCCATTGAATCCGTTTTTAACCGCGTCTGGACGCGTCTGGCGGTCCAATTCCCGCAAGCGGACATGGGCCGGTTCCGGAATGAGAACGAAGCGAATTGCCGCCTCTATGAAGATTGCAAGGCTGGTCACAAGGATCCGCGCAAATTTTTCCCCACGCTGGAAATCGTCATGCGCGTGTTTGAGGAAGAAATTGCCGCGCACAATTCCAAGCGCATCGCCAGCGTTCAATATGGCGCCTGGGTGCCGGACGAATTTTTCACCGCGTCCGTGGCGCAATCACCGCTCCGGAATTTCAGCCCGGAAATGGAATGGATGTTCTCGCCCTTCGCCGCCGAGCGCGTCGTCAAGGGAATGATGGTGAGCTGCCGCGTGCCGATGTTTGAAAAGTTTTCTGTGCCATTCGATTTCGGCGCCGACTGGATGCCTCTCTTCTCTGGCAAGAAAGTCCGGATCCATTTCAATCCTCGCCAGCCCAAATGCCAGGCCAAGGTTGTGTTGCTGGAAAATTTCCGCGAGCACAAGGCCGGCGAAATCCTCGGCGACGCCCAAATGATCGGCGAAGCCGCCCAACACATCCGCTATATCCTCGAGTGGGGTGACGACAATCAGCGCGCCGGCTATCTCGCTCGCCAGCGCGTCGCAAATTTCGTCCGCCGCGAAACCCGCGGCATCGGCGCCAGCGGCCGCGTGGATTACGCGCTCAGCGAACAACGCGACGGCATCTCCAAGGTGTCGCAAATCGAAAAGAATTTGGTCGGGATAACTACGACCGGCAGTGGCGATCCGGGGATGCCTGTGCCCGATCAGCGGACTGTTCATCCGCGTTATACACAGTCGTCCGCATATAACGGCCGCTCAGCCCGGTCGGAATCACCACAGGCTGAACCCACTTTACCAACCGAGGACCGCGCAACCCGGCGGGCCGAACTGCTTGAATTGGAAAAACAGACCGCACACCTGTTCGCCTAACGTAAAAAATGAAACCAAAACTTCCAAAATCAATTTCCGAATCACAGTTCGTCATCGTCGGATATGGCGATGGCTACAACTCAAGAGTCGTAAAAGGTGATCAGCTATATCCCGTCATGATGGATTGGATGTATGGCCGTGACTGGAAAAAAAACGCCTCCCTAGAGGACAAGCAAAGCTATTGGAATGAACTTTGTGATGTAGATCAGTATTGGACCGCTGACCCCGACTTTGGGCCGATAATATGGCGCACAGACTGCGGCGAAACAGATCACATTGAAATTTTCAGAATCACCGATTGAGCACAGTGAACCAAAAACAAAATGCACAAATGCACACACAAGAAAACATAACCAAACTCCGCCAGCTCGCCGCCGAAGTCCGAAACTACCAACAGGAACGGGGCTGGTCCGATGCCCGTCTTTGCAAAGAGATCGCCAGCGTCGGATCCACGAAGACTTATAAACGCATCCTGGACGCCAATGACGATTTGGACGAATTGAACCTCGAAAATCAGGTCCGCAATTTCCAATCCGCCATCGAGATCATTAATGGCCTTCGTCAAAAGGATCGTCCCGCTGAATTGGAATACGAGGATTTTACCAATCTGGAAAAATCCGCGATCGCCGTCCGCCGCGCTTCTCTCGAAGACGAGGAATGCGTTGCTCGCCTGGTAATCATCGAGGGCAATACCGCCACCGGCAAAGACGCCGTGAAACGGCATTTGCTCAAAATGTTTCCCAACAACGCGATCGCGCTGGAGGCAACCGAATTGTGGCGCTTGTCACCCACAACACCCCTCATGTCCATACACGCCGCCTTGTGCATCATCCGCCGTCCGCAAGGTGATGACAACAAAGAGACACCCAAGCCGCCGCGCTACCCCCGCGAACTGCTCGGCGAGATCATCGCCGCTCTTAAGGAACGCAAACAAATCCTCATCATCAACGAAGCCCATCACCTCGGCGTCCCGGGTCTCAATATCGTCAAGACGATCCTGAACATGACGCCAACCATCGTGGTCCTGGAATGCATCCCAGCGCTGCTCACCCGCCTTTTGGGGGGTAGCTATGAAGAGGCCATCCAGCTCACTGGCAATCGTCTCTGTGAACGCGTCTATCTGCCCTCACCGCCCGCCGAAGAAATTTTGATGATGATGGAACGCCGGGGCATCAGGTTTGAAAACGCCGAGACATCCAATACCGCGGCAAAACAGATGGCCGCCGAAGCGCCAATGTATGGCAACTGGCGATTCGTTTCTCAGGTCACGCGCAGACTTTATGAGGCCACGAAGCGCGGGGCCGTTAACAGCAAAGTCATCGCCGACGCCATCGCCGCAGTCAAGGCCATGCGCACACGCATCATTAAACCAATGGAGACGTGAGTTATGAAGCAAACACCTTATGTCTATTCTGCTGGCTGTTCATGGCATGGTCCGATTAGTGAAGTCGGAAAAACATCCCTATTGGCGAAATCCGTGACCGTAAAGGTTGGCAGTAAGGAAATGGAGATTCCCAATCATGGGATTCCGGCCTGTCCATTCTGTGGATCTGTTCTGTTTCAGGTTAGAAGCGAACTGGAGTGGAATGTCGGAGCCGCACTGCATGAACAGAAGGGCCATACAAATTATGTGTCCTTTTTAAATTGGACTCGGACGCAAAAGCGTTGCTGGCCTTCATTGCGAATTGCCGCAAAAGATTATTTTTTGGAGACCGGTAAAAAAGTGAAATTTGACTTATGATGCCGCGCCAATATCCCAAGAACATCTGCGCTCATCCGAACGGGCTGCAAATCCACATCCAGCGGAAAGGAATTTCATTCCATGCCTTTGTTTCCAAAAGCCATCCGACTCCACTGGCCCGCGCCATTGAAATCCGTGATCGGTTTCTACGGACCGTTAGCGATGTCAAACGCCGCAAGGCCCATCGCCCTCATCGTTCCAGTCCAAGCAATACCGGCGTCGTTGGCGTGACCGAAAGCACGCGCTGGAGCGGCGGCAAAGCCTATCCGTGCTTTACCTCCAATTGGTCCCGATCCGGGCGACGGCACATGCATCGTTTTCATTACACCGATTTGAAAAGCCGGGAAATCGCACTCAAAAAAGCCATCACGCTGCGCCATCGAAACGCGGAGGCCCAATATGTCTGATGGATATATCCAGATCACTGTTGATGGCGTCCCGTCCGGACAATTAATCCTGACCAAAAAAGACGCGCCGGACGCTCTGGTAGAAGTCCGCGTGAATCACGAAACCATAAACGTGAAATCCGAGTTGTTGAGCATTGCCGTCGAGACCATCACCGGAACCTGACCATGAGTACCCCTCTCAGCAAAGATCAAAAGCGGATCCTTTCACAGTTCGCTCAGCGCGCGTTCAATCGCGACCGGGCGATCGCGTTGGGCCGTGGCGAGACTTTGCCGGAGACCGCGGATGAATATCGCCGACGCCACGTCGCCACCGCTTGCGGCAAGCACGGGCTGCGTTGTTGCAGTCAGGATGACTACGGCCTGGTCAAAGCTCACTTCCAGGATCTCTTGGGCGAAACCGGCAAAGCCATGAACACCTTGGTCCATGCCGAGGGCAACGGCCGCCGTGTCGCCGAGCATAAATTAGTCAGGGCATGTGAAGCCGCAAAATTATCGGTGGCCTATGCCGCCACGATCTGTCGGAACCAGTTCAAATGTTCCCTGGAAGACGCCACCGAAAAACAGCTTTGGTGCCTGACCTTCACCGTTAAAAACCGCGCACGCAAAGTCACGTTTAGTCAGGAGATCCATGCATGAGCTTAAAACCCGTAGATTTCAGCATTCAAACATTTGAAGATCTCAAGTCTTCACTCAATGAGATTCGGCAGCGCGTTCACCGCGCCTGGCTCGCGCACGGTCCGGGAACCACTCGCGAGGTTGCCACGGCATCTGGAATTGACCTGCTCATTTTCCGTCCGCGCACAACCGAACTATTTCACCTGGGATTGGTCGAGCTTCTGGAAAATGTAGGAATGAATGAAGGCCGAAATCATCAAGGCGTCTATCGCGCCCGAACCATGGAACAATGGGAAAAATTCATTGCTGCAAAACGCATCCATGCCAATCCCCAACTTTCATTAACAGTTTAAACCATCAACACATCAAGAAAGGAAGATATGATTGCACCGTCAGAACAAGTCGCGAGACGAAATGTCACCCTCGCGCAAATCGAAACCTTCACCCAAAGCTATGAGCGCGAAAGCGTCACCTTGGAGTCAATGATTTCCGATCTGGAAAAGGATCTCGAGGCCGCGAAACAAAAGCATCTCCGCAATATCAAGCGCCAGGCCGGCGTAGTCGCCAATTGCGAAGCTGAGTTGCGCAGCCTGATCGAATCCGGTGCCGAGCTTTTCACCAAGCCGCGCACCATAACTGTGCATGGCGTCAAGGTTGGCTATACCACCAGCACTGGTCGCCTGGAATTTGACGATGAAGAAACCGTCATTGCACTGATCAAAAAATTCCGCAAGGACGATGCTGATTCATTTATCCGCCGGAAGGAGTCCGTCAATAAGGATGCGCTGAAAACGTTGGAGATCGCCGATCTGCGAAAATTAGGATGCGTCATTGAGGATTCCGGTGATGTCGTCGTTCTAAAACGCGTCGCCGGCGATGTCGAAAAAATCATTAACAAGCTGATCGGAAAACTCGTCGAAGCAATGGTCGAAACTGAATAAAAAAAATTTAGTAAACAGCAGTTAACACAAAAAATAAAACACATGAAAAAAATACAACCTACACACTTCCGTCAGGGAGATGTCCTCATTGAACGCATTGATCAGATCCCGGCGAAATCCACCAAACAGAAAAAATCCACGCGCATCATCCTCGCGCACGGGGAAGTTACCGGCCATCACCATTGCCTGGAAGTTGCCGAGCCGGCCGATTGGTGGAAAGAAGGAGAGATCGCCGCCACCAACGAGAAGCCCAAAACGTTGGCCGGTGAATTGTTCCTGACTCTACCGCATGGCGGCGTCGTGACTCATCAGGAGCATTCCAAGATCGAATTGCCGAAGGGCAATTACCGCGTCACGCGCCAGCGTGAATATTCCCCTGAAGCCATCCACAACGTCGCCGACTGATCGGACTTTTCCATCGGAGAATTATGAAAAAAATTGAATCACTGACGCCTGCGCAGCAGGCGCGATTTGGAGAATGGGCCAAGACCTGGATTGAAATCGGATTGTCCACGGCACCGGCTGATTTTGAGGCGGCGACGGCCGCAGCCTTGCGTGGTTATGACCTGGCTAATTCAAAACGGCCCCTGGTCATTTTGCGCTTCGGCTCACCTTATGCCGCGACCGTTGGCGGTGCCATGGCCTGGCTATTCCTGAAGACCATCAAGGACAAACTTCCGGCTCAGGTCTGGGATCAGGTCCGGGATCAGGTCCGGGATCAGGTCCGGGATCAGGTCCGGGATCAGGTCCGGGATCAGGTCCGGGATCAGGTCCGGGATCAGGTCCGGGATCAGGTCGGGGCTCAGGTCCGGGATCAGGTCGGGGCTCAGGTCGGGGCTCAGGTCTGGGATCAGGTCGGGGCTCAGGTCTGGGATCAGGTCGGGGATCAGGTCCGGGCTCAGGTCGGGGCTCAGGTCGGGGCTCAGGTCGGGGCTCAGGTCGGGGCTCAGGTCTGGGATCAGGTCGGGGCTCAGGTCTGGGATCAGGTCTGGGATCAGGTCTGGGATCAGGTCTGGGATCAGGTCTGGGATCAGGTCTGGGATCAGGTCCGGGATCAGGTCCGGGATCAGGTCCGGGATCAGGTCGGGGCTCAGGT